AGAAGTACAAGGCGGCAGGCGGGGGTTACCGAGATTGAAAGCGCCTCAGAAATCATTGAAGGACTGGGGCGACCAAAAATGGAGAACCAAAAGTGGTAAAAAATCTTCTGACACTGGTGAGCGATACCTTCCTAGCGCTGCGATTAAGAGCCTCAGTCCTGCTGAGTACGCTGCGACAACGCGTGCGAAACGTGCTGGCAAAAAAGCCGGACAACAATTCGTAAAGCAACCAAAGACGATTGCAAAGAAAACGGCAGGATTTAGATGACTACTTCAGGACTCACCTCGTTTAACCTCGACCTCAATGACATGGTCGAGGAGGCGTTTGAACGGGCTGGTTCTGAGCTTCGCACGGGTTACGACCTGCGCACGGCTCGTCGATCATTGAATCTTCTGTTTGCTGATTGGGCAAACCGTGGCGTGAACATGTGGACGTTTGAGCAAAACACCATCATATTGGCTACGGGACAACCCACCTACGCGCTTCCAGACGACACGGTTGACTTGCTTGACCATGTCATTAGAACAAACGCCAACGTAGCCAATAATCAGGCCGACCTGACGATTACGCGGATCAGCATGCCCACGTATGCCACCATCCCAAATAAATTGATCCAAGCGCGTCCTATCCAAGTTTGGGTACAGCGTTTGACGGGTAACTCCAGCGTATTGCCGGGAACTGTGCAGGCAACGACTTCTGCCACAGCGACAACCATCCCAATTACGTCGTTGGTAAATGTGCCAACAGCAGGTTTTATCACCATTGGCACTGAGTTGATTGCGTACAACGAGACAACCCCAGCAGACGGCGCTACTCCCGCATACTTGCTGAACTGCTGCCGTGCTCAAGACGGAACGACTGCGGCTCAGCTAAGCGCTGGCGCAGCCATTAGCTTGGTTCAAAAGAACAGCATCACTGTGTGGCCAACCCCCAATGCGGGAACTACGTACCAGTTTGTCTACTGGCGCATGCGCCGTATTCAAGACGCTGGTGGCGGCACTAAGACCATGGATGTCCCGTTTCGCTTTGTGCCTTGCTTGGCCGCAGGTCTGGCGTACTACATTGCTTTAAAAGTCCCAGAAGGACTTCAGCGTTTGGACGTTCTGAAACAACAATACGACGAGGCTTGGGATCGCGCCGCAGGCGAAGACCAAGAGAAAGCGGCTGTTCGCTTTGTGCCCCGTCAGATGTACATTGGAAGCGGCACCTAAATGGGCAATCGGTTTTCGTCCGGCAAGAACTCCATTGCGGAATGTGACCGCTGTGGGTTTCGTTTTAAGCTGCACGAATTACGTAAAGAAATTATCAAGACTAAGAACTACAATCTCTTGGTCTGTAAAATATGTTGGGATCCCGATCAGCCGCAGTTGCAGTTGGGCATGTACCCAGTGGATGATCCGCAGGGTGTGCGTGATCCGCGTCCTGACTTGAGCTACTACCAGTCTGGTAACACAGGCTTGCAGATCTTGTTGACAAACAGTTCTGCGCAAAATGCGGCAGGATTGCCGTCTCAAGGTAGTAGGGTGTTCCAGTGGGGCTGGAACCCTGTTGGTGGCGCAAGAGGTTTTGATAACGCTTTAACACCAAACTACTTGGTTTTAGCGGCAGAAGTTGGTACAGTAACGATACAAATAGGAGCCTGATATGGACAAGAAAGATTTAGCCCAAGACAAGAAGATGATTAAGTCTGCTGTCGGCAAGCACGAGAAAAACATGCACCCCGGCAAAAAGCCCACAAAGCTTAAGGCTGGCGGCAAGACCAATAGCGACATGCTCAAGTATGGCCGCAACATGGCTAAAGTGATGAACCAGCGTTCTGTTGGTCGTGGAGGCTAATATGGCTACATACAAGCAGCCCACTAAAAAACCAACTGTTGTGGTTGGCGAAATGCCGGTCAAGGAAGCTTTGAAAGCCAACATGTCGTTGGCCAACGAGCGTAGCAACCCCTACCCCGGCACTAAAACGTCTGGCATCAAAATTCGCGGCACAGGTGCTGCAACTAAAGGTGTGATGGCACGAGGCCCAATGGCATGAATTACACTGCACTCAGCAACGCTATTCAGGCGTATACGGAAAATACCGAAGCGAGTTTTATCGCTGAGATACCCGTGTTCGTTCAGCAAGCTGAGCAGCGTATTTACAACAACGTCCAGTTTCCGTCACTTCGCAAGAACGTGACAGGGGCAACCACTGCAAACAATAAGTACCTAGCCTGTCCTTCGGACTTTTTGGCTGTGTATTCTATGGCGGTGGTGGACGGCACGTTGGCAACAGGCACGTACGAGTACTTGCTTAACAAAGACGTTAACTTTATTCGCCAATCGTACCCCCAAGCGGACGACACAGGAATACCAAAGTACTACGCTTTGTTTGGTTCGCAATCAAATGATGCAAACGAGTTGTCGTTTATTCTTGGCCCAACGCCAGATGCGGTCTACCCCGTTGAGTTGCACTACTACTATTATCCACAGTCCATTGTGACGGCAAGTACATCTTGGCTTGGTGATAACTTTGACTCTGTGCTGTTGTATGGCTCCTTGGTTGAGGCTTACACCTACATGAAGGGTGAAACCGACATGATGAATCTGTACAACCAGAAGTACATGGAAGCAATGGCGCTTGCAAAACGTTTGGGCGATGGTATGGAGCGTCAAGACGCGTATCGTTCTGGGCAGTTCCGTCAGAAGGTAACTTGATATGTCTATCCAGCAAACAGCAACCACAAGCTTTAAAGTTGAACTGCTACAAGCAATTCATAACTTTGGCCCAACATCGCCTAATACTTTTAAAATGGCTTTGTATACGGGTGCGGCTAACATCAGCGCCAGCACTACCGCATACACATCTGCAGGTGAAGTACCTAACGGTGGTGGGTACACAACAACTGGGCAGGTTTTAGCAATCAGTGTTTCACCCACATCTGGTAATAACTCAGCACTAGTGCCAACGGCGTTTATTTCGTTTGCTAACGAGTCTTGGCCAAATGCTACATTTACTTGTCGTGGTGCTTTGATCTATAACGATACTGCTGCGGGTAAACCCTCAGTTGCAGTGTTAGATTTTGGCTCGGACAAGACGGTCAGCAACGACACATTTACAGTTATCTTCCCAACGCCCGATGCAAACAATGCCATCGTTCGTATCTCTTAAGGACGCATCATGAGTACAGAAAAAAGCAAAGCCCAAGACGTTGTGTCCGCTGGGTTACTGACATTCCCCAAGAGTGGCGATAGCGCCTCTGCTGGGGGTGTGTACACCGTTACTTGCGTAGGCCCAGACGGGGTTGAGAAGTGGTCTGACACGTTCCACAACTTGGTAGTCAACCAAGGCTTACAGGACATGAACGACAAGTACTTTAAGGCTTCTGGTTATACAGCGGTTTGGTACTTAGGTTTGGTGACTGGCCCCGGTTCTGGTACTACATACGCTGCTGGTGACACCTTGGCATCTCACGCTGGTTGGACAGAAAACACTGACTATACAGGTAGCCGCAAAACTGTGACGTTTGGTACACCAACAACTGCCGATCCTTCTGTGGTTAGCAACTCAGCTTCACCTTCTGCTTTTAGCATTACTGGTACGGCTGTAATTGCTGGCGCGTTCTTGGCTTCTACTACCGACAACTCAGGTGTCTTGTTTTCTGCCGGTGACTTCACGGGTGGTGATAAGTCTGTAGCCAGCGGTGACACACTGAACGTAACGTATCAGTTCTCCCTTGACGCTGCCTGATAGGTAGAGCGGTGTTTGGAGATGTAACATTTGCGCAGTCTCCTTTCGCCTCGTTAGGCGGGGCTACGTTTGGTGTTGACATTTCTGAATCCGCAGTAGCAAATAACGTTCAGTCTGTCTTAACTACATTCGCAGGTACTGAAGCTGAGCTTGCTGCGGCATTAGCTACGCAGTCCGTGATTGCCAATATGTTTGTATCTCAAGTTGAGATAGCTACGGGTACTGACACGGTCGACACCATCAATAACATCTTTAACGTTGTTCTGTCTGAATCTGCCGTTGGCCAAGATGCCAACAGTGCTGTAGCTACACTCATCGGCGCTATTGCAGAAGCTGCTACTGGGGCTGACTCTTACATCTCTCGCGCAGATTTTGTGGCAGCAATTGCCGAAATGGGGTTGGTGTTTGACCAGTTTACTACCGCAAGATTTGTTAACGCGGCGTTAGCTGAAGGTGCAACGGCCACAGATGAGTATTTGGTTAGGACTATTTTTGGTGCAAGTATTGCCGAAAGTGTAACTGGATCAGACGCATATTTACCAGTTAAAGAAATCAATGCACGGCCAACAGGCATCCAGCTTTACGTCAATATTGGTAATGCGCTTATTTGGGCGGTAATTGATGACAGCCAGAGCGCAAACTGGCAAAATATCAACAATGTTCAAGGCAGTGGCTGGACAGTCATAGACGATGAACAAACCCCCGGTTGGACGAACATCCCATCGTAAGGATAAAAAATGGCGTTAGTATTAAAAGATCGGGTCAAAGAAACGTCCACAACGGCAGGGACAGGCACACTGACGCTTGCTGGTGCGGTTACAGGCTTCCAATCTTTTGCCGCCGTAGGTAACGGCAATAGTACTTATTACGCCATCGTAGATAACGCTACGGGCGCATGGGAAGTGGGCATTGGTACTTACACCTCTTCCGGCACGACGCTTTCTCGTACGACTGTTTTGTCCTCAAGTAATGCTGGGTCGCTTGTAAGTTTTGCGGCCAATCCCAAAGACGTGTTTGTAACATACCCATCTGAACGGGCGGTTTGGCTTGACAGCGCGGGCAACGTTTTGGTGCAGTACGAATTCAACACAATCAACGCTACCACGGCCAATATTACAACTGCAAATCTTACATCCGGTACGATTTCCACTGCCCCAACTAACAACACAGACATTGTTAACAAGCAGTACGCCGACGCTATTGCATCCGGTATTCACTTCCATGAAGCTGTTGCTTTGGCGACTACTACAGCACTACCAGCTAATACGTACAACAACGGGACATCCGGGGTAGGGGCAACGCTTACAGCAAACGCTAACGGCGCTTTATCCATAGACTCAACACTTACTGTTACTGCAGAGCGGGTACTAATAAAAAATGAAGTAGCTGGCGCAAATAACGGCGTGTACGTTGTTACACAAGTTGGCTCCGCTGGAACGCCGTACATTTTGACTCGCGCCACAGACTTTGATTCTGTGGGAACAGGAGTTGACCAGATTGACGAGGGTGACTTCTTCTTGGTTACTAGCGGCGTAGCCAATCTTAATACCGCTTGGGTTCAGCAGACCGCTCCCCCTATAACAATTGGCACAACACCGATTGTTTTCCAGCAGTTCTCTGCCCCAATCACCTACACGGCTGGCACAGGACTAAGCGAATCCCCAACCTACACATTTAACATTGCCAACATTGGCACTGCTGGCACATACGGCTCTGCTTCTGCGGTTCCAGTGTTTGTTACTAACGCACAGGGTCAAGTTACTTCTGTAACCAATACCAACATTGCAATCAACGGTTCTGCTGTAACGGGCAACATATCTGGATCGGCTGGGTCTGTGGCGAATGCGCTGACGTTGGGTACATACCTGACGGGCACAAGTTATAACGGCTCTGCTGCTGTAACAGCAACCGTTGATGCGACTTCGGCTAACACTGCTTCCAAGGTTGTGGCACGAGATGGCTCTGGAGACTTTGCGGCTGGAACAATTACAGCGGCTTTAGCAGGTAACGCAACCACTGCAACAACTGCTACAAATGTAGCGGGCGGAGCAGCTAATCGCCTTGTATACAACACATCCGCTGGCACAACAAACTTTGCTGTGGCTCCCACAACATCCAGCACTTACTTGTACTGGAACGGCTCGGCCTTTGCTTGGGGCACTGTGGCGCAATCTACGCCAATTCTAGAAAATGACCAGACAATCTCATCTAATTACACACTGACAACTGCTAAAAATGGGTTCAGTGTTGGGCCTGTCACAATCAATTCAGGCGTAACTGTTACGGTTGGCAGCGGTCAGCGTTGGCTGGTTGTTTAAGGAATAAATATGGCTGTTGTAGATTACACAAGCAACCTTGGACTGGCGTTACCCACAACGGGTGATTTGGCCGGTCTTTGGGGCTATACAGTTAATGATTCAATTACGTCCCTGCTAGACTCCGCAGTGGCGGGCACCACTACACTTAGCGCAGACGCAGACGTAACGTTGACTACAACGGATGGTGCGGCCAACCAAGCACGGGCGGCAGTCATCAACTGGACGGCTACGGGCACAGTAACTAGAAACATTGACGCCCCCAAGCACAGTAAAGTGTATGTGGTGTTCAACAACACAGGCGGTACACAGTCTATTGTGATTCGTGGTGGCCCAGCAACCCCAACAGCGGGCGTGACCATTCTGGCGGGCGACCAAGCGATTGTTGCTTGGAACGGATCTGACTTTGAGAAGGTTGGTGGTGGTCAAGCGGGTGGCTCTAACACCCAAGTACAGTTTAATAGTGGCGGAAATTTTGCGGGTTCTGCTGGTCTAGTTTGGAACGGTACAACGCTGACGGCTACTAACCTGTCTGCCGGGTCTTTGTCGTTAACTACAACACCTTTGGCTATTGCCTCTGGCGGTACAAACTCCACGGCCACTCCTACTAATGGCGGTGTTGGATACGGAACTGGTACAGCTCACGCATATACAGCCGCAGGCGTAGCTGGTAAAGTACTGACTTCAAACGGCGCAGCGGCTCCTACATGGGAGAACCCCTCAACACCAGCAAACGCTAGTGGCGCACTTCTGGTTAACACAACGACAGTCAGTGAGAGCTATGTCTTACCGGCTGGCTCAAACGCATTCTCCGTAGGGCCGATCACGATTGCGGACACCTACACCGTTACAGTATCATCAGGACAAAGGTGGGTAGTTATATGAGTATCATTGCAGCAGGAACAACGACCACAACCGCGCTATCCAGCACGGGCAATACAGACGGCACGTTACAACTTCAAGTTAACGGCACTACACCTTCGGTGACTTTGAACACCTTGGGTGCGATTGGTGTTGGTTCATCGCCTTCTTATGGTGCGTCTGGGCAAGTGCTGACTTCTGGCGGGTCAACAGTGGCTCCGTCTTGGGCTGCACCTGCGGCGGTTAATCTGGCTTCCGGCGTTACGGGCACATTACCTATTGCTAATGGCGGCACAAATTCTACAGCGACACCGACTGCGGGAACCATTCCATATGGCACAGGAACGGCACTTGCCTATACAGCAGCGGGTTCTTCTGGGCAAGTTTTGACTTCTGCTGGGGCGGGGACACCTACTTGGTCTACGCCAAGCTCTGGCGCAATGACGCTGATCTCTACAACTACTGCAAGCAGTAGCTCTACTGTGGACATTACCAGTGGATTTACATCTACATACGACATGTACATGGTGGTCATTACAAACATGACTGTTAGTGCAACATCCTCAGCGGCGTTTTGGGCGCAGATGTACATTGGGGGATCACTGCAAACGAGTTTATATTCGTACAATTATGGTTTTATGGACACTGGCGGGTTTGTAACTAGCGGTTTTACAACTTCATCTCCCGGTGATTCACGCATGTACCTTGCGGCGTCTGGAATCATTGCCCAAGTTGGTGCTCCTAGAACTATTAACGCTGTTTTCTACATACCAAATCCGTCTAGCACCTCAGTAAACAAATATATGTATGGCTCAGGCACCACGGCTTCTGCAACTGGCGGCTTTAGGTCGTATAACTTTTTTACCACCGCTGGATATATTGGCACAGGCGCAATGACTGGGGTTAGTTTTTATATTCAATCTGGAACTATTGTCACAGGTAAATTCCGTTTGTACGGTATTTCAAATTAAGGATTCATCATGGCAAGACACCGTATGACCTCTAACGGCCCAGTGCCGTTTACTGCTGAAGAAGAAGCCGCATGGGATGCACAAGAAGCACAAGCCGCGCAAGAGTATCAAGCGTCGCTACGAGTTGCATACCGAGACAAACGTAAAGCAGAGTACCCAGCCATCGGCGATCAACTTGATGCACTGTTTCACGCAGGTGTGTTCCCGGCTGACATGGCTGCGACCATCCAAGCAGTCAAAGACAAATATCCAAAGGGGTAAATCATGGCAGTAGTAATCACAGGTAGTAACACACCCACGGCTGGCGGCATAACGTACGGCGACGGGACAACGTATGCAAACACAGCGGCTGGGACTTCTGGTCAGGCTTTGGTTTCTGCGGGATCAAGTGCTCCTGCGTTTGGTACATTGGGCGCAGCAGGTGGTGGCACGGGTTTAACTGCCCCCGGAACTGCTGGCAACGTACTTACATCCACCGGATCAGCATGGGCAAGCACAGCACCTACTGCCGCTGGTATTAACCTCCAAACCTTCACATCCTCTGGCACATGGACTAAACCATCTTTAGCTGCTGGCTCTCGCGTGCTAATCCAAGCATGGGGCGGTGGTGGTTCTGGTGGCCAATCAGCTTTTTCTGGTGGTGGTGGTGGTGGTGCATACAGCGAATTATGGCTACTGCTATCAGAAATGGCATCAACTGAAACAGTAACTATTGGATCTGGTGGAGCGGCCAAAACAACAACTGGTGTAGGGAATGTTGGAGGGAATACAACAGTTGGTTCGCTTATAACCGCATATGGTGGAGGTGGTGGACAGGGTTCTGGTCAACCTTATGGCGTTGGCGGAGGCGGTGCTGGCCCATTTGCTGCAGGCACAAATGGGGCACAAAGTGGAGGATTTAACGGACGATTGGGTGGTGGTGGATACACTTCAAACGCTATAGGTATGGCCACTGCTTATTATGTAGGCACTAGTTTTAGTAGCAACATTAAATACCAATTAGATGCAACCACTAATTGGGGTGGTGGCGGCGGTGGTGGTGGCTATGATGACGGCTGTACCAGTCGTTACTTTACGGCTGGATGGGCAGTTTATGGCGGTGCTGGCGGAGGTCGTACAGGTAGTAGTGGCGGCACAAGTTTAAGAGGCGGCAGTGGGGGTGCGGGCGGCAACAGTAGCGCTGGGACTGCTGGATCAACTCCTAGCGGCGGCGGTGGCGGATCTGAAACTGGGTACAACTCAGGTGCTGGCGGCAATGGCAGAGTCATCATCACAGTATTCCCAGCATAAGGAGAAATCATGGCACATAAATGTTTATTGGACAGCGCAACCAAAGTTGTTGTAAATGTTATTGAACTTGAGGATGGCGCAGTTTGGAGTCCTCCTGATGGTATGGAGTTAGCCCCTCAACATGACGGCAATATTGGCGACACTTGGGATGGAAATCAGTTTGTTAAACCGCCAGAGCCAGTAGATGAAACTATACAACCATTGTCTACAGGCACACAAGTTCTATGACTGTAGAACAAATTAACTTTGCGCACAGCTTCACTTTTGATGGGGCCATGCTTAAGGTTTTCCACGCCAACAAAGGCCAAGGATTGCCAAGGCACGATCATGACTACGCTCATGCAATGGTGTGCCATGCTGGTCGATGCGCTGTGCGCAAAGAGAATGTTTATGTTGAAATGACGAAAGAGTCACAGCCTGTAACATTGAAGGCCAATGAGTGGCACGAGATTGAGGCACTGGAAGACGGCACAGTTTTCTGCAATGTGTTTGCAGAAAGTAAATATTAAGGAACAAACATGGCAAGCACAATCAATGCCGACAACGGCGTAGTATCCGGCTCCGCTGGGGTCAAAACAACAGCCGACACTTCTGGTGTTTTGGCACTGCAATCCAACGGCTCAACAGGGCTGACGCTGGACACGGCGTTAAATGTGGGTATTGGTACAAGTTCGCCTGCTACACCACTGCATATTTTTTCAAGCTCCCAAGAACAGTTGCGATTAGGTAGAAGTTCAACTGCTAGTTCTGCTTATTTAACTTTTTATGCAAACAACTCTTCGTCTGCGCAAGTTCAATACGCTGGTATTTTAGGTGACGTAATTGCGTCTACCGCTGGTTCGCAAAGTGGTGCTTTGATATTTTTCACAACCAATACTGGAACGTCGGCAGAACGAGTCAGAATTGATTCGTCAGGCAATGTAGGTATTGGGACGAGTTCGCCTAGCCAAAAATTAGACGCAACTGTTTCATCATCAACAGAAGGTTCAGGACTTGCTGTTACTAATTCGCTTACGGGTGGGTATGGTAGTGGAGTAACTTTTTATTCGTTGCGTTCAGATACTTCTGCAAAAGTAGCCGCAGGTGCTGTTGGAATGGAAGGCGCTAGTTCTTGGAACAGCAACGCTACTACTTCATCTTCAATGGTGTTTAAGACCATTAACGCCAATACATTAGCAGAACGATTTCGTATTGGTTCAGCAGGTCAACTCGGTATCGGCGGTGCAACTTACGGCACATCCGGTCAAGTACTAACTTCCGGCGGCGCTAGTGCTGCGCCTACTTGGTCTACGCCAAGCGCTGGCGCAATGGTTTTTATTACGTCTGTAACTGCAAGCAACAGCTCTACTGTTGACGTAGAAAACGCCATGACCACGTATGGCATGTATGTAATTATCGCAACAGGACTAAATATGTCTGCTGCTGGATACTTGCAATGCCAATTAAAAATTGGTGGTTCGTACCAGACAACTAACAACTACTATTGGGTAACCAATAGAGGTTTGTCACCGGCGTCTGCGGGCACAGGTAGCGGAATTGATTTTATTCGTTTTGGTGAAGGCAACTCACTTCCAAACAATACAAGCTACGGAATGATGTTGACCATGTATTTGCCAAACCCGTCAAGCAGTCAGTACAAAACAACGTCTTCTGTTTTGTCTGGTTTTGACGCAAATTTGACAAACGTTGATTTTTATAACGCCGTTGGTGGCTTTCGGGGAAGCACTAGCGCTTTGACGGGTGTCCGATTCTTTTGCAACAATGCTAGAACGTTTAATGGTGTTTTCCGTCTTTACGGAATTGCTAACAGCTAAGGACTAACTATGCCAAGATTTCATACGACTGCCGAAGGCAATATTCCGTTTACTCTTCAAGAAGAGGCAGAGTTTGATGCAATGGAGGTTGCACACGCAGCCGAGCAAATAGCACTAGCACGTACCAAATACCAACGCGACCGGGCAGTCGAGTACCCGCCAATCACCGACTACATCGATGGCGTTGTTAAAGGCGACCAAGCACAAGTGCAGGCATACATTGATGCGTGTCTAGCGGTCAAAGCAAAATATCCAAAACCGGAATAAACATGAACTTAGTATTAACAATCGACGAAATCAACATCATCATGCACGCCTTGGGAGAGTTGCCTGCTAAAACCAATGCGTATGCGTTGGCGATGAAGATTAAAGAGCAAGCCGAGCCACAGCTTCCCAAAGAGGAAGCACCTGCCCCTCAAGGCTGATATGTGGGACTGGGCTGAAGCATTCATTGCGGCGGCCTGTTTAGTGGCCTTCGTCATCTATGGCACGTACATAATTGCATGGAGCATGGTGTGATAAATGCGTTGGCTCATACTGTTACTACTGCTGGGGCTAGTTGGGGCCGTAGCCAAGAACGGATGTCATGTTCGCGAGTTCTATGGAATTGGATACATCATCCACAACCCGTCCGAGCGCCATCAACAAATGGTTGCGTGGTTAAAGAACAATGCACAGTATTGCAAACCAGAAGACTATGTGGTTATTTGGAACAACTTGCCTATGTGGGCGGGTACAGCAGATTCGGCAGAAGCCCGATCTTTAATTTTGCGTGGTTATGAAGAAGCGATTAAACGTGAAAAGAAATGATTCAGCTTCGCAAATGGTATCCGTTTGTGTTTCCCACGCCATACGATATACGGGCAATAGCTTCGGAGCGTAGGGCGGAACGACTTGATGCGGAGTACAAGCAGGCTGTAGAAGCCGAGAAGGTAAATAAAGCAGTTGACGCACTTGAGATTGAGTTGTACAACAAACGAACACGGCAACGCACAATTGAATTGGAAATCTTTAACAACACACGACATTTTGACAAATACGTATGACCAAGAAACCGCAAGAACCGATACGGGACACGAAGGAAAAGCTGACGTTGTACGTTACGCTGATGGTAAGCACCACCCTTTGTGTCTCGGTGCTGGCCATGGTAACAGCCTTTATGCTAGGACTATGGGCCAAGGAAGTGGACAACGCCGAAATTTTCAAGATGATTTCACCCGCTTTTTCTACACTTATCGGCGGCATGATTGGGTTCCTGTCTGGTATCAAACTCATGCAGAACGAAGACGCTAAAAAGCCAGAAGCCCCTTGTAAGAAAGATTAACATGGCACAGTTTGAACCCGCTTTTGAGCAGATGATTAAAGACGAGGGCGGCTACGTCCTCCACGAAGTCCCCGGCGACACGGGCGGCATGACCTACGCTGGCATTGCCCGTAACAAGAACCCCCAGTGGAATGGTTGGGCGCTTGTGGATAAGAAAGAATTCGGTGGCTCCTTGACCGGCATGGTGCGGGAGTTCTACCGCGTTGAGTTCTGGGACAAGATGCGCGGCAACGAAATTACCAACCAAGACGTAGCCAACAGCATCTTTAACTTTGGCGTAAATGCTGGCATGGGCATGGCTGTAAAGCTGGCTCAATTGGTAGTGGGCGCTACGCCGGACGGCGGTATTGGCGCTAAGACAGTTGAGAAACTTAACCAGATAACGGACGGCCAGCGGTTTAAAGAGTCTTACGCTTTGGCAAAGATTGCTCGTTATGTTGAGATTTGCAATAAGAACCCTGTGCAGGTAAAGTTCCTCAAGGGGTGGATTAACCGCACACTGAAAGGTCTAGCATGAGCTTGCTGGCTGTTGGATCAATTATTGAGGCCGTCGGTAAAGTTGCTGGCGATCTGGTCACTACCGACAAAGAACGCATGGAAATGGAGATTGAGCAGCGTAAGCTTGATATTGAAGAAAAGCGTATTGACCAAGCTACAGACTTAGCGCAGATTGAGGTCAATAAGATTGAAGCCGCTTCATCCAATGTGTTTGTCAGCGGCTGGAGGCCAGCTATTGGGTGGATCGGTGTCGCGGCTATGGGGTATCAGTTTCTGCTTTACCCGCTGTTTCAGTGGTGCTGGAAATACTTGCAGGCTATGGGCTGGGTTCCTGTCGGCATGGATCCTCCTCCGGTACTAGACGCAGACCAGCTTTGGGTGATATTATCAGGCATCTTGGGCATTGCCGGTATGCGTTCTTTTGAGAAGACCAAAGGCGTTGCCAGTAAATAAAGGTAGCCCATGCCATTACAA